GTCATGACACCGTTGTGGTGTCCGTGAACCACGACAGCGGCTTCTTCTCTGCCACCTCTATCTCTTGGCGTTCGATATATCCCCTCCCCTTGCCTTTGGTCTTCAGAAAGAAGATGGTGGCGGCTGGGTTGCACTCTTTGATGAGCTTGTGGAGGTGGTGTTCTGCGAAGTCGAGGACTACCTCGGGGAGGTTCTTGCAGGCTTCCTCATATGCGGGGTCCTCCTTGAGCCAACGGTAGTGTGTGTTCCTTGAGATGCCCACCGACTCACAGGCCATCTCCACCACGCCCAAGGCTTTGGTGAGGGCTTGCACCATCGCTGCCTTTTTTGGGTCGAGCGTGTCATCGTTTGTCATGCTCTGCTTTACTGCTTCCATTACTTCTGTCCTTTGAAGCTCTTCAGCGGGTAAAATACGAGGCTATTACGGTACCCTCCCTCGGATGTGGGCACGATAGGGGTCACACCGTGGACGTTTCGCCAAGCTGGATAACACAAAAGAGAGTTATCACAACTGTCGACCGTCGCCCCATAGTCTGGCACCGTCGTGTTCCCGCCTGTTGCGTTTTTCTTCTTCGCGAAGATGAGATTCACACACCCCACGATATTCGCTGTATCCCGATGGAAAGGGGCTTCGAGTTGTAGTTCAATTTTGTTCATATGCCTCTTTCATTGCTTGAATAATATGACGACCCGCGTATACCTGCGACTTGTTGATTTTCGACCACAAGTTTTTGGCTTCTTCATAGTCCTCGGCCTCGAAAAATACCTGTATAGCTTTGCGCACGTTGTCGGTCATGTCAAGGGCTCTACTTCCGTCTACCTCATCCAAGATGCTCATGTCAATGTCGTCTTCAGGCTGCCAAACATTCAAACCCCATTCTCCAAGCTCTTCCGCGTCCCATTCGTTGGCGAGCATATCCCAGTCCCATTCCCCGAAGGCGAGGTTGTCTTTGATGATGAACTCCTTGTGCTTGGCTTCCTCCCACGAGGCGATATAGACGGGTACTTCCTTCAGCCCTGCCTCCTGTGCTGCCTTCAATCTCATGTTACCACCCAAGACCACGAAGTTGGGGTCGACTACGATGGGGCGTGCCTCGAGCATCTCCGGAAATTCACGCAGGCTCTTCACGAGCTTCTGCAGTTGGTCCTTCCGAATTGAGCGTGGGTTATTCGGGTTCGTCTTGAGCTTGCTGGTCGCGATAAGCGTCGGCTGCTGTAAGGATATTCCGGAGGGTTTCTCTGACATGGTAGTCGTTGATTGCGATATTCAAAAGTAGCTCCCACGATTCCGCCGAAGGATAGAACGCTCCGAGTTCGGCTTGCGTCTCTCCCCTCTTCTTCATGGTGAAGAGTATCCAGTCGTCGCTCTCATTGAGCATCCGTTTGGCTTTGCGTGAGGTCATGCGTTAAGGAATCGATGGTACTTGTGGCGGAAGTGTCGGTCTACCTCGTAGAGCTCGTTGGCTATGCGGACCGAATATACGGAAGTCGAGTGGTCCCCGCGTCCCAAAATTTTCGAGATAGCCTTGTATCCGAATCCGCAGTCACGGAGGTACTTGGAGCATATATGCCGTGCTTCGCATATCTCACCCCTTCGGCCCTTGATGATTACGTCTTCCCACTTCACCCCGAGAACTACGACCCCTCTCTTGCACCGTTCGAGGGCCACCCGCTTGTCGAGCTCTGGGACGTACAGCTGTCCAACGGCCAAATAAAGGTGCGTTAGTAGGACTTTCTGCTCCATTGTACGGCACATATCGCGAGGCGTTGCTCCTCTTTTGGGAATTCTGTTTTCATGGTGTCGTTGCTCATGCAGCGAGCGATGAATTCGTCCATCTCTTCGGACGCTTTAGGAATTGGAATCGGCATTGTTTACTAAGGTTTCGAGTTCTTTCATGAGTTTGGAGTTGCATGGGCCACACGATCCAGCCTGCCCATGTCCAAGGTACTGTTGTGAGAGGGCTGTGAGTTCTCCCACGGTGCGGAGGCTGTTATCCCTCGTGAGGAACTCCCTGATGCGTTCCACATCTTCCGACTTGACGATGGCTTCCCACCTACCCAGAGGACACGAAGCCGTCTTCAGGCGTGTCTTGGTGGGCATATGGCATCCACAGAGAGGGGAGTCGGTGAATGCTTCCTTCACCAGGGGTCCACACGAGGAGGTCTTTGCTACGAAGTGCTCGCAGGAGCGGCATATCGCGAGGCGTTCACTTCTTATTTGTGCGCTGACTAATAACATGACGTAGTTTCTTCTTTGAAAATCTGATGCTCTGGTATAGTACGTCTACGCTTATGCCGGTCTCCCGTGACAGCTCGGCAAGGTTCCACCCCTCAAGGTATAGAGAAAGTACGGTTCTGTGAAACCACGGGAGGTGGTTGGCGAGGATGAGGGCTTCTTCTTTTTTGATGGCATAGCTCAGGTCGTAGTCGCTGACGGGTTCTATATCTGTCGTCTCATTGATTTCGTAGAGCCTGCGGAAGTGGTCCGTGGCACTTATCCACATCGAGGTGTGGAAATATCCGGGGAGGTTCTCGAGGATGTTCTCGTTCTTCTTGAGGGCCTTGACGCATCGCAGGTATGTATGGTGGACGAGGTCGTAGTGGTCGGGGTGCAGCTTCCGGGCCGAGCGGACCAGCTCTTCGTAGTGCTCCACGAACCATGCGTCAAAGTCCCTTCGTGCTTCGGAGCTCATCGACCTTGCGCTTGTAGTGGTGGTACATCTGCTCGAGCTCGTCGCGGCTCCAGCGGGCTGTCATCTTGGAAGCTATGAGCAGGGCCTCGGCTGTGCCCTCCCCGTATTCTTCCTCGAGGCGGATGGAGAATTTGTACTGCTCCCCCGAGCGGAAGCCGTTGCACCTCTTGCACTGGAATTGTACGTTCTTCTCGTCCCACCGTGTCTTCATGCAGGCGCGGCTCATAAAGTGGCCTGCGTCGACTTCGGTGTAGTGGCGGACGGATCCACAGGTGAAGCACTCCCCCATCCCTCTGTGGTCACTCGCCCTCAGGCGGATGTATTGGCTGAATACCGTGTCCAGCTTCTTCACCATCGCCGAGCGTGTTGGGGTACGGGATATGCTCCCACCGTCCCCGCTCGTCGACTTTGACGGGTTTGATTTCTTGGGCCTTCTTGAGTTCCTCCTTGGCGGCTTCACGTCGTTTCTTTTGATTCTCGTATAGTTGGACCAGCTCGTCGTCAGAGAGGCGGTCTGGGGCGTGCTTCTTGAGCTCGTTCCAGTTCTTCTCCCTGATGGCTGCCCGCTCCCCTTCGTACTGCCGAAATATATCTACAAGTTCGGGAAGTTTCAAACGCTCGTATCCGGGTCTGTATTCTCCCGTCTTGAGGCGGTGCATGATGATACGCCACTCCTCGAGCTTCATGGCTGGGAACTCGTTCATGAGGTGGTGGACTGCATCGAGTACGTCGCGATCCGCTGTGATGCTTCGGGAGTAGTCGAGGTATGTGAGGGTCTCTTTGAGAAGTAGCAGCAGCGTCCCTTCGGTATGTGCGGGGCTCACCCGATAGGCCGCGAGGACGTTGGTGCCTTCACGCCAAGCTCTCTCCGGACTGAGCGGCGAGCTTGCGGAGATGTTCTGCAATGAGCGAGCCGTCTGACGGGCCAGGTCTGTTTTGTTTTGCATTGGGTTTGAATTGTGCGGTTCTACGTATCCAGCCGCGAGCGGCGGCCTTCCAATCTTTGATGGGTTTGTTTCTTCCTTGGGTCCAGCCGTTGGCTTCGTAGTAGTCGAAGAATGCCATCGCATCATCCTCCCCTGCCCCTACCTCTCGGAAGGCTTCCAAAACTACCTCCAAATCCTTCGGGCGTGTTCCTCTCTCTTTAGATGTGTTTTTAGTTGTTCTTTCTATTGTATTCTTTGAGGTACTATTTTTTCCTGCTGCCCGTAAATTTCTTTCCTGCTGCCCGAAAGAATCTTTCCCCCTGCCCGTAAAAATTTTACGGTCTGCCTGCACAGTTAGATGCCTCATGCGTCCGTCGAAGCGGCTCTCGATAAAGCCCAGCGACTCCAATGTCTTGATGGATTTCGACACCGTGGGACGACTGATTCCATACTCAAGCTGGATGGTGTCGTTGGTCTTGTGGAAGGTTTTGTCGTTGCCTGTGAAGCTGTCGATTTCGGCGTACAACGCCTTTTCAACCAACGTAAGCCGTGAGTCCAACCAAATCTCTGCGGGGATCCATACCCCCTTGAATTGTCTTTCCATGTTCGTAGGTTTGAATGGCTTCAAATATCTGCAAAGCGACTTGAGGTACGATGGCGTTCCCGTAGGCTTTTATGGATTCTCGTCGCCACTTTGGAAAGGTGATGCCGTCCAGTTCCTTGGGAAGCCCATCATCTCCGCCACAAATCGGGGATTGAGTTGGGAACTCTTCCCATTCGCAGTTGAAGACGTTCGTCCAGCCCATCCATTCGGCGGCAAGATCAAAGCCTCCAATCCCTGAGAAGAGGGAGGCATGGTTCATACCTCCCCCTCTCTTATCGGTTCGAGTTCCTTGAGCTCGTGCTCCCTCCACTCTACCTCCCCGTTGAGTTGTAGGAAGGTGGTGTTCTTGGTGGCTACGATTTCGGGGGCGTGCTTCAGGATGCCGCGAGGGTTCTTCCGAATCCAGTTCCCTACCGTCTGCTCGGTGACCCCGAGTTCCTCGGCACACTTCTTCTGGGTGCCGTAGTGCTTCTTGATGAATTCTTTCATGACTTGTATTTGCGTTGTGACTTGTACTCGTCTTCTATCTCCAGCTCTTGCTGGTAGGGGCTTATAAATGCCCTCCAGTGATCGGGCGGGGTCCGGTGGTATGGGATGGTTCTCCACTCGCTCCCGTCCCAGCGGTGTACCTCGTAGTCGTAGCGAGGGAGGTCTATCCCGAGGACCCGGTGGGTCCATGCTACGAGGTAGCGTCCTGGCTCGTC